TTAACGGTGATCTAAATGTCGTGAGATTAGCTACGACGTCACGTTCGGATCGAATACACCCAGACGATCTAACTGACTATATTGAAAAACTAAGACAAAGAGGGCAAACGTCATGTCAAAAGCAAAACAGCCAATTAGGGCCAGAGGAAATACACTCTATTTCAACTTTTCGCACGAAGGAGAAAATATTAGATCAACTACTGGCTACAAGGTCGGGCAGGAGAACTTAGCCTATGCGGCTTACCTGGAAAAAAGAGAAGAGTTAAAAGACAAAGTAAATGGTATCCAGACACATAGAACAATCCAAGATGGTTTGATATTGTGGATGCGGAGAAAGCAGCCTACATTGTCGCAGCCTGAAAAATACAACACCCACATCAATACTATTCGTAAGTTCATCGATCTGAGCAGACCTCTATCCCAGATCTATGACGCAACCAACCAGATGGTGTTAGATATGCAGGAAGAACTCAAGCTAAACAAAGACAGCGGAGAGTTTATCCTCAGATTTAAAAACTCTACCATCAACAAGAAAACAGCCATATTAAGCGGCATTGCCACCTTGGCTCATTCCAGCGCTTACCGTTGGCTTGCGGAGCCAGCGAGCAAAAAGATTGTTCGACTGGATGAAAAAGCCAGCGAGCGCGATACCTACATAGAAATAGGCGAAGTTGAAATGCTGGCTGAAAATTGTAAGTTAAAGCTAACTAGTGAGTTAATTATATTTACCGCTTATACTGGGTTGCGATCAGCTGAACTATGGCGACTCAATAGTAAATCTCTACACAACAACGATTTACATATTGATGGTAAAGGAAAAAAATTGCGAGTAATCCCGCTGAGTGACGAGCAGGTTATATTCATAAAAGACAACATCCCATTGCAGTGCTCCGCAAGTAAGATTAAGGAAGATTTTTTACATGCCAGGAAAAAATGTAAGTTACTGCATTGTACATTTCATGATTTACGCCACACTTTCGGTACTCTCATGGCGAAAGCGGGAGTCCCCCAGTACAAGATTATGCGTTTAATGGGACACTCAACAGATGTTATGGTGCGCCGTTACATGACATTGCACACGGATGATCTGCGCGATTCAATGCCAGAGAGAACGATACCTCAACAGCCAAAACCAGACCTACGCATCGTTAGTTGACTAAAGCATGACTTAAGCGAAGAAACGGGGCTAGTTCCCGTTTTTTTGTGCCTGAGCAGAAAATAAAGCGCCAACCAGGAAAGCACAAGACCCCATGAGACGGGCCTCTCCGGCCATCAACTACACAGAAACTCGCACATAAGTTGCTAAGAGGCCGCCACAGCGATGTTTCTAACGGTCTGTTAATCCGTCTGTCCCTGGTTCGAGTCCAGGTCGGGGAGCCATATTACCGCGTCGTAGCGACCTCTCAAGGAAAGCGAGGTTTCTACGGATCTCGCGATTACTCTTCAAAACCGTAGGCAACTACACACTTTTTCGCACACTTTTTCACACATTTATCACACTCATTCCTTTGTCGCACATTAACTATCTTGAACATACGCCCAAAAACCCTTCATCTCACAAAAATTAAGTGTAGCTAAAGTTCTTGAATTAAACTTAAGCTAGGCTTACTATCGAGGCGTCAATAATACTTATACTCTTTGAGGAGTCCAAGATGGTAGCCGTAAGAAAAAAACAAAAGACAGATTGGGAGAAAGCAATAGATCGTATTGCGAAAGAGAAAGAACCTGTCGTTGAGTTTATGAATGTAGAATTATCACAGGAAGGTGCGAAAAAATTACTCCAAGGAAATGAAAATAATCGTCATCTGAATAAAAGCCTTATAAACAAATATCGAAGATTAATGAATATAGGGCGATGGGTATTAAACGGTGAAACAATAAAAGTGGGACAGGTGGATGGTCTTTTTGTCTTGCTCGATGGACAGCATAGACTGAACGCAATTGCGTCAGCCGACAAGCCAGTTAATGTTTCTTTGGCACTAGGATTAAGTCCTGATCATTTCAAAACGATTGATACGGGACGAGCCAGGTCAGCGGGCGACATATTAAAAATGGCAGGATATAAGAATGTCCACGTCCTTTCAGCCGCCGTACGCTGGCTATTGACGTATGAGAGGGATGAGTATCTGCGTTGGACATCGGAGTTATGTCCTGAAGACATCCTGGAAGGACTGAAACGCTGGCCCAGAATGCAAGATCTAGTTGTGAATGCCGAACATATGCGACATGTTCTTCAACCCAGTATTGGCGCTTTCTTTATATATGTAACTCAACACATAGACCCAGAAAAATGTTTTGATTTTTTCAACAAAGTAGAACATGGCGAGGGTTTAAGCAAAAAAGACCCCATACTCGCGTTTAGAACAATAATGATAAAGTATCGCTCTCAACAAGTTCTTTTAGATAAACGTTACGCATTAGCTTACTTAATTAATACATGGAACGCTTACTACAATGAGGTAACGATTGGATCGATAAGGTGGCGCTCAGGTCAACCATTCCCTGAGATTGATGGCGTAAATAGGGAGACGCTCTTTTTTAAAAACTCAATTTAGTTATTCATTAGATAGATAAGGCAAAATTTATGACATTAATACCAGAGATTGGTTACCTGCGCGTCAGTCAAATAGTCGGTAACCCAAAAGCGAATCCACCCATCCCACCTATCATCCCTATTTCTAAATCCGCATGGTGGGCAGGGGTTAGCGATGGGCGCTTTCCAAGACAAAGAAAGATATCAGCGCGTGTAACCGTCTGGCGCGTAGAAGACATCAGGGCGCTTATTGATAAAATAGAAGAAATGAACAAGAAAATATAACCATAAAAGACTAACAATCCAATGAGAAGTATAACAATGCAAACACAAGAAGATTCAACAAAGACAAAGTTAACACAATTTATCCGAGTGAGAAAAGTGCTGGAGCTGACTCAGATAGGTCGCACGACCTTGTGGCGTCTAGTGAGAGAAGGCAAATTCCCTAAACCTGTTCGCATCGGCCCTAATTCTGTTGCTTGGCGCGAATTAGATTATGAGTCATGGGCGGAAAACCCAGGAAAATGGAGTAGACAAAACTAAACGAATAAAGGATCGACAGCGAGACAGTAAGATCCGACCGCTCTTAAGCTAGTGACAATTAAATTAGCTCCATAAAAATAAAAATCATCAGAGATAGTCTATCTCCCCCCTGATGATTTCTTAAAAAAAACAGCAAAATATTAACTATACTCAATTTTTTGGGTATCGTTTAGAAGCACGTTGAGAGGCAAGAGGATGGGTTTTTTGAAATTAGTACTACTATCACCATTAGCATTAGTACTGGCTAGTTGCGGTACGCTTGACAGCAAGACGATTCTCGTCGGCCCTGGCGACGATAAGCAAAGTGTTATCGAGGTAATGGGAATTCCTGAAGATCGGCAATTTCGATTCAATGCGGAAGCATGGCAGTACTGCGTATCGGGTGCAGGTTTTGGTTACAATGATCACAAGATAATCTGGTTTGAATATGGACAGGTTACCGGTATAACCTCATACAAAACATACCGTACAGGTTGTGTCGGCCAAATCCGGCCAATAAACTGGACAAGCAAACCTGATGTCACTATTGAGACACATGCGAGATAATTGCTGATAAATATCGAGAATGCCAACAGTATAAAAAAAGAAATGTAGATCCACGTTTTTTTAAACGTGGATCTACAGGGTGAATAAAGCTAAGTGATAACTTTATATCTCGCCAAAAGGAGACTTCGACGAGGGATATTGCATATCGGTTACGTTTTCATAATACCTAAAATCGGCAGGCGGTCGCCGGTCGTTGTCGATTTGATCCCTTTCATCGTATCTGAGTGAGAGGTCATGTTGCCCGCTGCTGCCAGTCCACATACTTGCGGATCAGATACATCGCGATCATAAGCCATAGCTGAAAAAGAAAACAGTGAAACCACTGCTGCTATAACTGCTGGTTTAACTACTTTATTCATAGGACGTTCCTCTTTTTAATTAAAATTATGTATCTTTCATTTCACCCAAAGCGGGTGGAATTCTTTTACGCATATAGGTTGTTTACTCTGTCACCAGGGAATCATCGTCTTCATGATCTGCGCAATTGATCATATCTAGATCCTGTAGCAGCATATGCATTTCATCAGTGTCGCAATAAGTACCCGTTCCATCATATAGCCATTTAATATGTTCCCCCTTCTGTGGGTCATTAGCCCACTCAACCTGAAAAACTATACAGTCTGATGGCAGGGTCGTATCGGTCGAAAAAGAGATAGGGTGCTTAGCTGTCGTCAAATTAAAAAACTCAACACCATGCTGATTGGAAAAGCAGCACCGCCGATTAAAAACAATCGTATGTATCATATCAGTCACTCCTCACAGCAGGTTTTACCTGTCCAGCCGACTACAGCAGTCAAGGGAAGGTTGCCACCTAAGTCTCGCCAGAAAGCGAGATTCATCTCAACTTCATCGCCTGTCAATCCAGATAAAGCATAGGTTTCCAACCATGCCTGATTCAGATTATCTGATGCTGCGCCGCTCTGATGCAAAACCTCCAGAACAGCCTCTTTGGTATTGGTTGACACCGCGCCGTAATCCTTCGCCCAGGCAAGTAACATCTCCTGCTCCAGGCCAAAATACCCTTTGGCTTTCAGGGCTGCACGACGATAGTCGATTGCAGTTTTCATGGTTTCTTACCTCTCTTCTTTTGTGATATAGCAATAGCTTGTCCCTGCTTTACTGCGTCTTTTCTATTTCGATAGACCTTTCCTTTTGTCCCATATTGATAACCCCCTTTTACTTTTCGGACGGGCATATATCCCCCTCACAAATCACTGATAAAGCACATTCTTCACGCCACTTAACGGGGTCGGCACACCACTCCCTAATCTCCTGTAATCTGAATCGACTTGAGTTTGGGCCGGTAGCCACTGGCTTAGGGAAAAAACCACTTTTCACCCATGAATATATTGTACTTTTAGCACTACCAGTTATCTTCATAACATCGCTGATGTTAATAAAAAGAGATGCTTCATTCTTGGGATAGAAGCTGCTGTCATTGTGGCAACAGGAGAGAGTATACTTATCCGTAAAAAGAGATAAGTGCTCTTCTATCTGTAGCGCACTGCGCAAAGCATCCAGCGTATCGGTGCCTTTTACTTTACTTATGCTCGTCAAGACATGAGGAGCAAGTTCAGCGCCAAACCATCCAAAGTCCAGGTAGCAATAAGCAGTTCCACCTGGGCCTATGTGTGCCAACATACCAACTTTAAAAATAAAGCTCTTCTCCTCTCCTGTAGATACCGATCGAGTAATGATTTTTCTTTCAGCTATAGGTTTAATCTTCATACTTTTACCTCTTTTAACTTTTGTTTTTTTATCAAAAATTACCAACGATTACAGGCATTATCGAAGTAGAATTCACACTCAATACTATCGTCGAAATACAAGTTACATCGATCACCCAGTGTTTTTAAAATAGGGTCAATGTCTGACGCAAAACCAATAGCCTGGAACTCATCATAGCCATAAAACAAATGGCCGTTGCACAAGCGACTAAACTCAAGATAACAAGCGAATGGGCCATTAAGCCCGGCCGTCGCCAGAGTCGAGGTGCTTACTTGAATAGGCGCGTATAATTTAATAACGAGTTCATTTTTCTCAGTTTCACCTTTCAAGGAAAAATAAAGCACTCGTGTCGCAATGACCGACGAATTGTTAGCTATATATTTCTTTAGCTCTTTATGTGAAGCGAGAGCGCTGTTCACTAGCTTTTTATTCTCGAAAAAATTCATCATTATCACCATCCCATACAAGATCTATAGTTTGCTCCACACACGGCATAACAGTTCTTTTCGCTTTTACGTAGCTTAGCGTTGCTCTCATTTCGACCTATACGATTGAGACAACTATTAATGCATTCAGACCGGGTGTCCGAGCATCTTTCTTCGAGAGTGCGGGGTGGCCTTGTTGGATTCCTAGGGCACCTAGAGCCTGCCTCCACTAAAATAGGAAGAAGCCCGACACGATCAGGAGACGCGCTCGATTCACCAAATTCTTCAAGCGGACAATCTGGGCCAATAAAAAACCCAGGTGAAGAATCGGTTACTCTTGCGTGCGCCGAAAAAGATAAAATAATAAGTAGAAAAAAATAAAAAATAGTCTTTGTTTTCTTTTGTTTCATGCTGTTACACCCCTTTGTTCTTTACACATTTAATCAGCAGTACAAGCAAAAGACAAAGCGATCCATTCTCGATTTATGCAAAAAAGATGTCAGTTAAAAAAACAGAAGACGTACGGTGATTCCTTATGATTCATACAGAAACACAGGGATAGATAGTCGAGACAATAAATAAAAGTAAAATAAATTCTTTTTTTTTAAAAAAGAGCAAAACCGTCGGCACTAAGTGCCGATGAATTCTATGTTTTTAAAAAAAAGAGAAGTTAAGAGAGTGATTGTAACCGAGGAAGTTGTTAATTTTTTATGTCGTGACGTAAGTGTGAGTGACACTGATCTCGACGCCCCTGACATCAAGTCAGTATTTGTCGCCACCATCCTGACCAAAAAAAACTCACGTTAATTTGGAGATTCGATAGTTCTTATTGCACTCAACCCTTGTCATAAAAAAACCTTCAGCGTGTTCAGGGTGAAATCCATTAACGAGAAAGATTTTTTCATGTTCTTTAACTAATGACCAAATCTTATTATTGGCATGGGGGTCGTGAGTCTCGGGATCAAAGCTGTGAAAACAGCCAAGGTTAAACATAAACCCTCTGAAGCCGTAAACGTCATTAGACTGGGGTCTTTCAGGGTTTTTTATGGGATCGAATTCTTCCAACCATTTGATAATTGTCATTTTCATCTCCAATTGAATCTAAGGGGGGAAATCATGGAGTTACTATCAATGTTAATGAACGGAGCCTGGATGTCAACAATAACAGGACACTAGAAACGAGATAAAGAACGACTCAACTGTGGTATTTTTTGCACAAAAAATATTCTAAGTTAATCGCAATCTAACAAGAACTAGTGATTACTATCAAACACCGTCTGGATTGAATAATCGAATGCTGTACCCCTCAACTACCAAGCCATCTCCTGATGATCCGATATTTACGTACAAGGACAATGTAGTGTCTAAAGTCATGTCGACAGTTAAATTCACTTTTGTATAATTGCCCTTTGCGTAGGGCGTATCAACGATCCCCATATCTGTCGCTAATTTTTGAGCTGCTTCTGAACCATCAGCATAAATGTAAAATCGCGTTTGAAAGCTTAAGTCAGAAATTGCCATAGCATCCGTATGGAAGGCTTGCCCTCCTAGCAGCAAGAGTGGGGTAATGGCTCCATTAGGGCCACTCCTAGTCATGTAAATATCAAGGACAATGTAACCGTTTGAGCCAACTGATCGGGCTGGAATAATATGCTCAAAAGCGAAGACACCACCCGTTGCGGTTATTGCGGTTGATGACGTACTTGAAGCGATCATTCGCTCCGTTGATGCATCTAACCCAGCAACACCAGGAACTATAACTACAGACATAAATAACAACTCCAGAAAACCAAAAAAAAAGATATTTATATTAATTGCTACTGATCACGATATCGTTAAGCTTTTCCACTGATAATATTTTTTGAAGTGGAAGGGTTAAATGTTCTTATCGAGTATCCCTCCAGAGTAAAAGTATCAGGAGCCTCAAAAATGACTCCTCCTATATCGAAATCATTGTCGACTGTAGTATCCACGCCTATAATTGTCTGTTCAGCCAGTACCCCTCTATAATAAGGTGAGCGAACATTCGTCTGACTTGAGGCAGTCTTTAGTACCGCCGTCGAGTTATCGGCATAAAGAATAAATCGAGTCTGGATACTGTTTTGACCGACAACCAACGTATCTGCGTAAAAGCCCTGGCCTGACAAGCTAAATAAAAGAAGAATATTACTAGCTGATCCTGTTCTCGTCCCGAACACATCAAAGACCAGGTAACCGCCTACACCAATAGAGTGTGCAGGAACAACCTGGGAAGCCATCGATATAGTAGTTACCGTGATAGGTATAGAGCCTGTTTCAGAGGCAATAATAACTTCCTTATCTACTGGAACTCCTGTTTTATGAGGATGAGTAAAGACGGTCAATATTACACTCCCATCACGACGGTCACTCTGGCGTCTGTTCCTGCGATGGCCGTAAGATTAGCTCTAACAAAAGCCCATGATGCATTTGAGGCAAAGCCGTCACTGTCCGCGACAGGCGCGGAAGCAGACAAACTTATTGTTGCCATCGAGATCCAGTCCGTCTCATTATTAGAGACTTCGATATCAGTAGTCGCTGTAACGTCTCCAGAGGTTCCATTAGCTGTTGCTTGAAATGTGGCACTGGAGTCACCTTTCTTTATTAATGGAACTTTACTTCCAGCGCCTGTCGCAGAAACATTATCCAGAAGGATATGCTTTGTTATATTTTCAACTGTCATTATTTTTTCCCAAAAAAAAACCCGCTTTATGCGGGTTTTTGTATTTACTTATCTGTGATCTATCTGCTTTTTACTCGGTTGCAAGTTGCCCTGCTGATATTGCGAACGGAGACAAGGTAGCTCTAATCGCTTCAACCCCAGGTTTTCCGCTTCGATAAATCTTTATCATTTCTTTTGCAGCATCAGGATTAATTAAAGCTTCTTTTAGAAGTTTTTTAGATTCAGCCAATCTTATTGCATCAAAGCCCCTCTTCCCCATCTGAGCAACAATCAAATCAGGACGTACAAACCCGTGAGATGCTGCGCGCAACCCAGTAAAAAGCTTTTCGGTTAGTCCCTCTATCGGGCGCTCTGTTACAAAACCTGCTGTTGTTGTTGGTTGAAGTGAGAGACTGTCGACGATCTGAGCTAACTCTTTTGCATCATTGTAATGAGCTTCTCCTAGACCAAGTCTTAAGTTCTCATTATTTCGCTGAAAAGCTAGTTTCAAGGAGTTAACTGTTAGATCGTTTTCCAATCCACGCATACCTCGCGTGACATTAGCCCCTTTTAAAATTCCTTCCCATGCAGCCTCACGAATACCACGTTGAACAAGTGGCTTGCTCTTCGTCTTCAATAGTAAGCGCTTTATACTCCCATTATTAATGGCTTTTGAAACAAACCCGATTGGATCGTCTGAACCGACCCATTTAGATAATTCACTTTTAGATATCTGGCTTATATGATCCTGCAAGCCAGCTTGAGCTAACTCCAGCTCTTTTGATGCGGCTGCCGGGTTTTTAAATTCATTCTTCAATCCCGATGCATTTAAAAAATTTTTATGTTGTTTTAAGAAGTTAGCCGTTGACTTAACATTCAGTAAATAATCTGAACCACTGGCTGTTTGTTTATTCAATGAATTGACAGCAAGCTTGGCGATAAAACCATTTTTCAAAATAGCTTTCGCTTTTGCTGGGTCACCAACAGCGTTTTGATAAGTCTCCACCGATCGAATTGAATTGGCTTGTGAATCAGGCCTTATTATATTTTTTATAACATCCTCGGATGCTGTTTTAACAACACCTTGTTTATCCATTTTATTAAAGATACTCACTCGCGAATCATCGAATCGCTGATGAACCAATCGAGATTGATTGTTTGCTGCTTTTAATGCACTAACATCTCTTTGGGATAAACCTGTCACTGAATCCAACTGTTTATATGTTGAATCTAAAACTTTTGATAGCTCTCTGACGAGTTGATCCTTTCCCGCTGTACGTTCAGTTCTTATAGCTGTTTTCAGCAAACCCTGTAATTCCTGAATACCCTCAAGTGTTAAATCTTTTGTTGGTTGCTCTTTTTGTATTTGTGCAGGTCGAGTTACGCCATAGAGTTTTGGCTGTGGTTTTGCGCCTCCTGTTAAGACGTTTAATACGCCTTTCAGATGAGGTTCTAATTCCCCGCGCCATTGATTTTTAGGTAGCGCTGATTTTCTTGCATTATTTATTGCCGTGCGAATAAGGTCGGTTTTTACAGGAACTTCTAAGCCTATCTCGGCATATTGTTTATTCAGGGCGGTAGTTGCTAATGCTTCTTCAGCATCCAGGGTAATAACGGCCGCATCCCCTGCCTCCCTTATTGATGATTGCTTGTAGGGTATTGCTTCTTTTGTAGCGACTTTTTCTGCCAAGGCTATCTTGTTTTGCAGTGTTCGCTCAACAGTAGCGATAGATTCTGTTTCTGTCTTTATAGCCTGATCCACAGCCCTTGGTGAATAATCAAAAGCGCCGCGAACTTGCTGCGCTTGCTGCTTAGGTATTACCGACTCAACTCTAGTTGCTCCACCAACAGCTTCTTCTGTAAGCGCTTTCTGAGCGGCTTTTAATTCTGGGTTTTTAGCTAGCTCAGGTAGATCCATTTCAACGCCATGTTTTTTTGATAAACCAGACATCTCGTTATATGTTTTCCAAAACAAAGGATCTTCACCAGCAACATCATTCAGATATTTACCAACGGCATACTTAGAAAAGCGAGCGTTACCGACAATGTTTTTCGCCCTTGCGTAAGCGGCAGGAACACCAGCTGGCACAACGCCGGTTGTCAGTTCAACTAATGCGCGCTGAGTTGGAGATAAACCCGCCTCCTCTGACGCCTGTCCAGCGCTAGCCATTAAAGCGCTCAGTGTTTGATCCAATATCATTGTTTTTCTAGGATCTTTTGCAGTATCCACGAGCATGTTTTCAAACATGCCTAATGTTCGTGGTGCATTTTTAAGTAAGGCCCCGCTACTTATCATCATTTTTGTTATCCCTGCCGATGGGAGCGCATAAGAGCCAACTTCCTCGACAATACGACCACCAATACCTTGATCAGAAGGGCGAATCATTTCAGCGGCCTGACGCCCCTGACCTTTAACCCATTCTGATAAAACATTATCCTGCTCCATCATGGGCTGCCCGGTAATCTGTCTACCAACATTGACTAAATTACCACCCAAGTCCTCACCGAATTCCAAAACAGCGCCCGCTGCTTCAGTTGGCATTTTAAGGGCACCGGCAGCCAGGTTTCTTTCGAAATCGGCGATTGTCATTCCTGTCCCCTTTAGGGCATTAACCAGTGATTCATAGGAGTTTTTTACTAAATCAATACCGCCTACTTTTGGTTGTTCTGGTTCAGGAACCGGGGCACCAGGCGAGTAATCAGCCCATTCATTTTTGTCGGGCGTAACCTGTGGCTCATAATCTTCCCAGGGGTTGGCCACTATTGTCTCCAGCCTGCGCGAGAGACATCAGTATTGTATCCTTCTTGTGTCATTGCATTTTGTACTTCATTGAACATGTCGATTCGTTGCTGCTCTGAAAAGTCACCTGGTTTTTTTCCCTGAGCCATAGCGGAAAGAAGCTGACCCTTTCGTTCGTCATACGAGGGGATGCTCGACAATGGAAATGATTTATCAACGGCAACGACTTTTCCATCTGGCGATTTAACTCTCATAGTTTTATCTCCCTGTCTTGAAATAACCTTATAACCATCATTCAGCAATTGATTCAATCGAACAGTAGTTAACTCGTTAAATTGCGTAAGCGCCTGCATCCGTTTTATCGCTCGCGTTTTACCATCAGTCGCAACAGCAACCAGCGGATAAATAAACTTATCCAACTCCTTGTAAGAGGATGCCGCGCCTGTGGTTTCTTTTCTTATGCCATTAGCGATGTTGAGTGTATAAGTCTTGAGGTCAGCCATCCCCTCGACCTCCTTCTTCAGATACTCGGGTGCATCTATTCCGATAAACTCCATTGCGTTTCCAACACCTGCTGACATGCGTGAACCCAAATCGAACAGGTTCTGGTTTTTCATAATAAAATTAATGCCAGTGGTTATTTTGTCTTTCGACAACAGGTTTTTTGTTAACTGTTTTTGTAAACTTGTCACAGCTTGCTTAGTCAACTCTCCAGGTGCAGCCGTTATTTGAGTTGAAATACCTCGACCGACTTCCTTCCATCTTCCAGTCTTTTCATTCCATTCTTGGTTTACTTTTTCGTTTCCTTCTAAAACCGTTCTCGTCTTAGGGGCCACCAGCGGTATTCCATGTTGAGCTATAAGTGCATTGGCTCTTTGCTGATTCCACTGACTCATTTGTGGTGTTACTGGGATATTATATTGCTCAGCAATTTGTTCTATTTGAGGCAGCGATTGAGACCAAGCGGATTGTCTTTCTGTTTCAGGCAGTCGACTGATCCCTGAAATTATGGGTGTAACCGATTTAGCGAAAGCTGTTCCCATTTCAGCTTTTTGCTTTTGTTGCTGCATAGCGAGTTGTTGTTGCTGCACTCCCATCTGTTGCCTTTGTGCAGCCATTCCCTGGCGCGTTGATTCCTGAGCTAAACGATTTTGTTGTTCCTTATTCATTTGCGCTCGCGTTTCCATGTAACGCTGAACAGGTGATTTAATGTTTCGCCCACCCTGGGCAATTAGTCTATTTAACTCAGCAGCCATATTAATATCTCGGGTTGTTCACCCATTCATTAGTTGGGACGCCTTGAGGATAATTATATCCATATGAGCCACCTGCTCCTGTTGTATAACTGGGCTGATTCTGACTCATAGAATACTGTGTTCCTAGTGATGCAAGATCACCTAATGCGCCCGTCCATGCAGCTGTCTGCCCTAACTGCCCTGCTGCACGGGCACTACCACCAGCTATGATATTGGCACCCATTGCAGTCGCGGCATTCGAGCCCATGCCTGCCATATTGGTTGCAGTGGTCTGCCCAACATTTGATAAATTGGACAATCGATTTAAATAATCAGCTTCCTCTCCATAGGCGCGGCCATAGGCATCCACACCACGACCGTAGCCAAGTGCTTCCCTCTGAGACGCCGCATTGTATGCAGTAACATCTCGACCATAACGTGACTCTTCTGCCAACCGATTTTGCTCAAACCCCGTTAAGTCTCGCGCATAACCTGTTGCCTCTCGGCCTCGACCTATCTCATAATCTTGAATATTTCGCTGATAAGCATTTCCATATTCCTGTGAAGCCAGATCACCACTTCGAGCCATCAACTCCTCAAGACGATTACCTGACATCAACTTACCCATGCCAGCCATATTTCGATTAATCGCTCGGTCTTGTTCTGTTTTTCTAAACTGATAAGACGGGTCTTGGGTGATGTCAGTTAAGCGATCATAAGCAGGTTGATCTCCTGCAACGTCAAAGCCTTGAATAGCGGAGCGTGGATCATATTCGGGTATCGCTGACTCAGGAATATATTCACCAGGCGCAACTTGACTGCGACCATACCCAGCCAATTGACTAAGAGCGCCACCTTCACCATAACCAGTGACTTCTCTCGCACCAACACCAGTTAAGGCATAACCCTGGGCATCAACATCGCCCCTTGCTTGTGCAGTAACAAAATCACTAAACGCAACAAGACCTTCTTGGGTTCCAGTGTCGAACGAAGCCGGATCATAGAGACGATTGTATTGTGGCTCACCAGTAGCAACATTCATCCACGGTTGTAAATCGCTTCTACCCTGCAAATACATCTGCTGCTGCAAACGTGTTGCTCGATCAGTCGAGGCTGCTGATGTTTCAGCTGCGCTTTCTGCGCCCTGCGCCCCCATGTAACCACCGATAATTGGTGCGGCTATCGAGCCAACAACAGCTGTTGCGGCCCAACTCATAAATTGTTACCCACTTTTTTCACTTCTTGTTCCCCCGCAAAATCATTAAAATCTTTCGCGATTAACTCGTTTTCAATTTCTTTTAAATCTGTTTTTTCTGTGACATGGATCGTTATCCAGATAGCGTCTTCTTTTGTGAAGACCGCTCGTTTTGTTCCGGCATATGAAGTAAAAACATAAGGCGCTTTAAACTCTTTTGAGCCTTCTTCTGTCGAGACAACAACAACCCCCTTTGAGATGATGTTGAGGTGAGCGTGTTTGTGAATTTTTCCGACAACGGTATGACCTGATGGTAAAAACATTTCTCTGGCATAGACGCCAGGTGCGAAATGGTGCGTCAATGGAAACTGATCTAATGTTTGCTCCATTCCCAGCATTGCGTCTTGCAGTTTTAGAATGTCTTCTTTGTTTTTCTTGCTTTGACGTATAACTTTGTTGTCGGAAAATCCTTTTATCGTTGCGTGTCCGTTATAGGTAACGGTTTGATTCATAGTGGAATCCAAATTGAATAAAATTCAGTCTTAAGCTGTTCGTTCCCATATTTGAACCACTAGATATGGAGGCAGATTATCGCCAGTTGTTGGTGAATTGCTGCCTGTACTTCCAACGACGTCATGCGTATGAACTGAGGCGGGAGCTGGAAAAGGAGCATTTGGTGCAGCATCTTGAGTAAGGAGAATGCTGCTCGGAGTTGACGATGTTATTGATACGCTATGTAAGTGACTACTCTCCGTGCTAGCACCCCCAGTATCATCCAAGTTGTACACTTCATCAGAAGTACCAACACCTATCAGAACACTCCCGACACCTGAAGCCACCCATGTACCTACACCAAGCAGTGTTCCTGGGTTTGTAGCGATCGTAGAGATGTAAATGGAACCAATAGGGTAAACAGCATTAATGACACCTGCTAGTAAGCCAGATAAAGTAATGTCTGTTGATGTTGCATCTTCTAATAAATTAATTTCTGTTGCGTCGGCGGTAACGCCATCTAAAATATTTAACTCTGTGGCCGTCGATGTGATAGCGACGGAGTTAATACTGATCCCACCGACAAAATCATTACTAGCTGTATATACATTTATGCCGTTATACGTATTTGCTCCATTAAAAATTAAATCCCCGGTTGCGGTATCGTTTGCATCACTTCTCAAAAATTGAGAAGCGTCCAATCCATCAACTTTGCTTGCATTTGAGGATGCAACAACGTTCCACAGTGATTGAGTGCTGTCCGTTTGAATCGTAATCCACTCATACTGAGCTAGCACTTTCGTTGCTGATCCATCATCAAACGTATCGGTTGTTGGTGTGACTGTAACGATGCCGATACCAATATTTTTTAACGTCACCTGAAAATCAGAGGTATCGTTAGCCGCGATAATAATTGATATGAGTGTGAGCGTTGCCGTCACGGGTGATGCATTTAAGAACTCAATCGTACTGTTCTGATCAGCGGCATTAACTGTGTAAGCCGTCCCCGCTTGTGGCTCATTGATACCGCAAAGCGAGTCAAGATTTGAATCGTTTTCAGATTGCGTTATTGCCGCGCCTTTACCTGTTCGTGTAATAATCGCAGCCATTTAGGAATCCACCAACAGCAACTCAAATTCGACAGAAGTAAAAGCGGTACTTACTTCGACACTACCAAAAAAGCCAACATCACACGGCCCAACAAACCGGCCTTTGGGTGATCTAAAATTCATAGTTAAAGTACCTGCAACACCAATCTCATTTTCAAGCAATCGCCGGGTTCCAGAGAATGGAGTGGTGACATCATCAGCGTGGTCTCGCTGGAAGAAAAAGATATCCGCTGATTTTGTTGAATCAACAAAAATCTGCTTTGAAAGGAGGTAACCTGTTTTCCCTTTTGGGATGGTGTATGCACCAATAGAGGATTGACCGTAAGGGAGTGGTGTATTGGGCAGAATGTCCCAAACTGTGCCACCACCAGACACCTGTACTGATAAAACACCGACGTGAGATGACGTTGTTGAATCGGCATAAGATCCTGACCGATTGACGTACCACCGATATAGCCGAACAAGATCAGTATCGAGCGTCACGGGCGTTGTTCCGTTCATCTCTACCGTAAAACTAATTTCCTCGTAATTGAGATCAAGTCCAATTATAGTGACTTGTTGCGCACCAGTTCCTGCCGCTGTGTCATTGACGTTGTCACTCAAAATTTCAAGTGTCACGGGAGCCAATGGCGTCTCATATGTTCCCGTCTGAGTAACAACGCGCTGAGTTGTTGTTAAGAGTGACGATCCAAATTTATGGATAATGGAGTGTCCCGCAACATTACCTTTTGCTACTTCTGTATAGAAATCTGTTCCCATATTAAGTCGCACCCATGTATAAAAATTGTTAAGCCAGGTCTTCCATTGAAAGGTAAATTCTTTAATCGTCGATGGAGGTGGTTCAATGTTAAAACTCAAAACCCAACGCTCAAATCAACATCAAGTGACTCAATAAAGAACTGCTCATCACCTGCATATTCAGTTTGATAATTTCGTTTCATAAAGCGCCCCCCTTGATAAATTTCTTTTCGGGTCAAAGCGGTATCGATTATGTTTCCTACACCAAAGTCGCTACTGGATTCATCTGAGTGTCTGATCGTGAGAGTCTGAGAAAAAGCGGTGTTTTCCATTACGACTGTTTCTCTGTTTTGAAACTTATAAACGGACGCTCCGCCATCAGTTAAGCCGAAGCGGATAATGGATGAGATGTTTGTGCCAACATCAGAGGAGACGGAATAAATATCAACTTCATAGATACCGGCCTCATAAATAGCTGTACCCAAAACGGTATCGATCGGAATAAAATCATCATTGAGTTCAATAATGTCGCCACTAAACAACAAACCTTCGCCTGTTCTCGCTGCATCCGTCTCGTTCTGTCCGCCCGTTCTTTTTGTCCAGTCAACTAACGGGAACGTCGTATTTGAATTTAAGGCGGTCTGCCAGAAACCCCACAGGCCCGTTAGTGAATCAAATGACAATGTAATCTTTGGAAAGATCTCACCAGGTGCCTCGCCGGTTAATGTATAAATCGTAACGATGAGCGTTCGATGTCCCATTGCAGAGAGACCTTCAAAACGCACAACCAAACCTGTTTGAGTAAGGCCTTTTGATAGATAAGAATTTATAGCGTCTGTAGAAATGGGTGAGATCTGAAAGTTTTCAAGTTTCCAGACACCGAGTTGACCTGACGAGTCTGTTCCCAAAAAATAAACAATGTCGTTGTCTTCCCAGACACTTAATCCTGACGCGCAACCATAGGTATAAGCGACATCCTGTCTTCTATTTAAGGGGCTACCGACTGTATTTGACGCATCATAGAAAAACTCAATTGTTCGTGTACCAAAAGCAACAAGGTGGTCGTGATGTTTTGCAAGATAGACGCCCTTATCACTTTCTCGCTCTGCTGTTATAAACCCGGTTGCAGGAAAAGTGGTGGGATCGTTGACGGCGGAATTATAAATAACACCATCTTCATCCATGACAAACAAATAGCCATCTAAAATAGCGCCACCATGAGCAAGTGTTAAAGGAAAGTTAGAAGCAATTTTATTTAGATTTAAGGCGGTATCCATTTCCCAGCCTTTATTGTTTTCAGCGTCAAGGATGACAAGTCGGTTATCACCCAGGCCGACCGTTTCTAATATTGTGCAGCGCTCCGTTCCACTAGAAAAAGTGCCTGATATTGGAGCTATAGGCACATTGCCCTGAGACGATTCAAATACATTGTTATCATTAACGATGTATCTTTTTTCGTTTGTCTCCCAATAATAAATACCGCGTGCCCTGGCGAGAATCCCAACGATGGTTGTACTGTCTTCCGTTATATTTATAGATGGGCGCTGAGTCGCTTTTGCATTTACACCTATAATTGTATTGGTTAGTCCCGTGTTGTAATCAGTAATTGCTGACCCGCTAAATCCCTGTATGTCCAGGTTGACAGCTGGGTTTAGTTTAATAGTCGTCGGCTTCTATGTTGTAAACACCAATAGGATTAAATTCTGTAACAGCGGGAACCAAGTCGATGGCTTGTGAAATGATGGCCGTCTTTGCTTCATCGGCCAATTTAAACATTGTCGCAGTGACTCTATTCCCTGCGCCCATTTCATCGGCAACTTCAATAGTGAAATTTGTCTTTAATGCGCGCTCATAATAATCAGGCAGCACAACATCGGTTGTTCCATCGGGAAACGTTGATAATTGTTTCATCGAGGTGAGAACTAAAGTGTAGGATTGATCAGTTGTGTACTCGAAATAAACCGTACCGTTTGGCCAGGTATTACGATAATAAAGTCGATAAGGTCGGCTAATATTTGTTTTTTGTGAGTAACTTTGATATTCGATCTCACCAATCAATCTCATCGTATAATCGATAGTATTATCACGTAGTGTTGCTACATTTATCTTCAGCGGACGCCCGGTTACCAAATCACCTGTTGGGCCAATCGTAATTGATTGCGTACCACCTGGAATCGTCAGATCTTCTTTTGTGTCTTCATAAATTAAATCCCGCTGCGCTGACCAGCTACCAATCATATCGTTAAGAACTTCGAGTCCATCTGATAACTGATTCGACGTAGGCGATCCACCACTGGGGATAACGAGCAATCGACGTAAAGCAGCTGTAATAATAGTGTTAGCTATCATCGGCCAATGCTTTTATTAAGGTTTCTTTTTTTGCTCGTCCATTTGGTTTTTTTCCGAATCGCTGCATATATTCTTTTTTAACCTCTTCAAACTCGATCGCATCTTTAAGCTCTTGCTCCGATCGCTCTGGAATAATGGCGCATGACAGATCCTTGCCTCTAAAATCATAGTGATATCCTTCGGGTTGATCTTCAGCGATAACGCCTTGTTTGCTTTTGTTATAAAACCATTTCATATTAATAACCGACTGAGTGACCCCCTATAGAAAGGAGATCAAGATGCCTTAAATGGCGTAGTAGCTCTGCCCTCAGTAATACAGCGCCCTTCAAGTACCCATTTATTTGTTGCTATTGCTGTCAAATCATACCGACAGCCCATGCGACCACCTGTTGTTGTTCCGTTATTCTCAAGTGCAATATCGGTCACACCGT